CTACTGATGGATCAGGATTTTGTAGAGCAAGTAGCGCGATCACGTCATTCGGATTGAATCCAATATCAGAGTCGATGAACATCAAGTGTGTATCGCCTGAACGCATGAACTCATCGGCGCAGTAGTTGCGTGCTCGAGTAATCAGAGACTCGTTAAACAAGAAGTAGAATCTGACTTGGATTCCGTAGTGTGTGCAGAGTGCAGAGAGATCTGCAATCGAACGTGTAAACATACCTGCGCATTGGCCGCCATACATTGGTGCGGCGATAAAGAGCTTGCGCTTGCGTAGCTCTTCCATTGGAACATTAATTTCAATACCCATAATTAATCCTTATTTTCAGTGTCATGGACGTGGAGTTGCATAATTGCATAGTGGATAACCTTCAGAAGGTCCTTTCGCCATTCGGCAGGATCGCCTTTGCGACCGTATCGTTGCGTGTACTTCATCATATTCCCAATATTGAAACCAGTACCATGACCAGCATCAATGATGAATTCTGTTGCTTGAAATTTATTTCGGGAATAATGCTGATCGTAAGTAGCATCGATATAAGACTGGATCTCCTTCAGAGATTCGCCTTCATTGTATTTATAATCGATGAGATGCTTCGTTGGCAAACCAGGAATAAAATTATCTTTGCTCATTATGTAAAAAAGTCCTCGAGAGTTGCAGGTTTATTTTCTGACAGGCCGCTCCATTTACGGCCTTGCCAATGCGGATATGAATTACGGGAGAGATGCACAGACTTTGGCTTTTCCATGCATTCAAAGTCGAGCTCACCTCTATCGTTGAGAAGTGGATCAACCCACTCGATGAAGTTGACACTGCCGCGAGCACACAGCTTTCTCATCTCATCCTTAAAGATCAGACGACATCTGTTGCGATCTTCCCATGAACCATAGAACGGAGTACCTTTATAGTATCCAGTCTTTGGAAGGACTCGCGATTCATGTTCGATAGGAAGCAACTCGTATGCATAGACCTTGGCCAGATCAAGGCTGCTGAGTTGTGTATAGTATCTATTCGCCAAATCTCGAGTAGCCGCTTCAGGATCAGGCTGACGACAGAGATGGTGGCGTACGTCGATGTTACCGAAATAGAATTCAGCAATCTCGTGGTGAGGCTGAATGAAAGTTTGTAGGCCTTCTCTGAGTGCGCCATGTAAAGTCTTGAAAGGAACCGAGTTGACGAACCAGCCAGGACGATACATGCAAATGGCATGGCTGTCACCAGCCACTGCACGATTTACGATCTCAATCTCTCGAATTGTGATGGCATTGTTTTCGATATACTTCAGGTTTTCCCAATCGACCTTATGCCAGTCAGGATGGATTTCACCATTCAGACGAGGCTCGAGCATCTCGCTGTACTTTGGATGATCGATCCAAAGGGAATAGACTTTTTTGGTTTTATCAATTTTGGAGAATCGAATTAGGTTGTCGATGTTCCCGTAATTTTTCATACCACCGAAGAGATTCAGAGAACCGAACCAATCGTTGCCATGATACACATAGATGCTATCAAACGAATTGATGTCATGATGAATATCACCAGTTCGATCGAGATGAACCAATCCGCCATTCTCTACAGAGATTTGCTCTGCATAGATGGCAGCTTGCGCAGCTCGATGCGAATGGATGTTAGAAGATACGGGTGTGAATGGAGATGTAATAAGAGTTTTCATATTATCCCTTATATATCAAGTGTTCTATATTGTACATCATTTTTTGGCCAATCGCGGTAACTATTTACGCGTTCGTAGATCGTAGGATCATTCAGCACTGGCTCTTTGCCGACATTCCAAAACAAGACGTTCTTGCCAGTATTTTTTGGAATGTATTTCCAAACCTTGCCGTCGTAAGTATCTATGCAAGGGAAAGGTGGAAGATTCTCTGCTTTCTCGCTCTGCTGAAATGGCATCGGTTCAGAGATGACTTCGGCTCGACCGAGTTCGCCAGCTTTGAGGTTACGAGACACTGCAACCGAGTGGAACTTGGCATTTGGCCATGCGATTTGCATTGCACGTGACAGAACACCTGTCGAGATGGCCACATACACTTCGTCAGGTGCTTCGATCTTTGATGCAGCCTTCACGATACCAGCCGTGACCAACTCGTGCTTTAGACCGAGTGGAACGAAGAACGCATCGTCTTGAGAATCTGCCCAATCTTTGGCGATCTTGTTCAGGTTTGGCATCGCAGCGATACGGTGGAACGAAGCTTCTGCTCCTTGCTCGATACAACATGCCTGATGATGAGAGATTGATTGTGAAGAAGGCATGAACAACTTCACCTTCTTGTTGTGGCGTTTTGCTACATCGAGAAGAGAAACTCCAGCGAGTCCAGTGCGAGGTTGGACATATACGATTGTCGACTGATTGATTCTTGAGAGTAGACAATCGCCGCCGCGAACCTTCGTTCCTGTAATCAAATCGTCTCGTACGCATCGAATGCCATCGTGTATTGTTACGACTGGATCAGGATAGGGATCAGTCCATGTCTCTGCAAGGTTGAGGTAATATTCTCTGGCTTGTTCCCATCCGTACAAGCCTACGTCTTTATTGACTCCGTCGATAACATGTTTGTTATGCGCCATTCGTTAGCCTATCATAATTATTGGTCCGAAGAGACCATTCAATGGGATATACCCAATCATAAGGGATTTGCATCGTCTGTGACTTCACGCCAAACTTGACTGCCATATACTTATAATGCATGCACAACTTGTCTTCAAGATTCAGATAGTTGTGCGTATGAATTGGATTGGAAGGATGTGCCTTCAGATAATCCATATGCTCGACTTGCATCTTCGCTGCATCGTTCAGAGGAACATAGTCGCCGAATTCGTTGATCTCGTACTTGCTCTTACTCATGAGATTCGGGCAGTCGAACACCTGACTCAGACCATCGAAGTAACCTGTACCGCCATGAAGAAACGAGTCAGGATCCACCCATTCTGGATGACTCATAGCCACATGTCGAGCCGCATTCTTGCAAGGATACATGGCATTCCGGAATCCATACTCCTTTACAAAGATCTCGTTCAACTTCTTGGCAAACTCCATCATCGTATAAGGACGATTACGAGAAGCAAAGATTTGATCAGCATGGATGTGAGCAAAATCATTCGGCACATCACATAGCCAATCTTTTACACTCGTATCCTTTGGATAATAGATTTGAAAAAGATCTGATCGAGCATGACGTTCAGTCATAAATCGAGTACGCATGGCTTCGGGACCTCCAGATCTCCATGCTCTGAAAGTCTTCCAGTGTTCATTACTAAACGAGAAGATGAGACAAGCTTCAAGCACAGTTCGAGGATCGTCGACTTCTTTCATCTCATCGACGAACGGACACTCGTGCCAATGCAAGCGATGGCTAAACTGCTGGTAGTTGTCACGAAGAAGCGAGTCGCGACGTAAGTCATACTCTCGACAGAACTCAAAGAACTTTTCAGTCCTCTCCTCTTGAGTCCAATCTTTCATCCATGATTGTTTAGGTTTACCTTTGTCGTCATACTCGACTTCGGCAATATTAGAATACTGAATATCAAACTCATGTTCACCCAGCAATTCAGTTAACAAGTTCATGGACTTTAGCCTTATATTCTGCTACACTCATGCCTGCTTGCTTGAGGATAGTATCGTCTGATGGATGGTTTGTCATGCCGTTAAAAGTTCTTACGAGGCCCAGATCCAGCATCGCACGTTGGCGCCCATACGGGTGATCCTTAATTTTGCAGGATGACCAGACGGAGTCGAAATCAAGATGGTTGTATCCCGATCCTGGCTTAACATAGTTCTCGACCCATCGGATAAAGTCGCAACATACATCTTCCGCATTGTAGGGGAACGCACCTGTGTCTGCATAGATCTTCTCCATTACCTTGTCGAGGAACTTTTCTTTTTGCAACTTACCAGTGTTGTTAGCAAGATACGAGATACACTCGACAGCATTCGTACCGTAATAAAATGGGCTTTCGAGATTGACATATTGCGGATACCAATCGGCGATGTCTGCTACGAATGCCGCATACTGAAATCGATAAACACGAAGTCCATTCTTGGTATTCCAGTCAAACATCCATTCTCCGATTTCGCGGAGATCTTTCTTGGAGTTGTTGCCTTCGAGCCACTCTGCCATTTCTCGGCAAAGACGTGGTGCATACTCAGAAAGGTAATAGTCTCCACCTCTCTTGTAACCAGCAGCTGGCTTTGGAAATGAAGGGAACTGATAACCTACCGAGGTGTAGAATGGATATGGATAAACGTTGATGAACCGCGTCATCTCTTCGATAGTTTTAAACTTGTAGAGATGCGGAAGAACCGTATTCGAATAACCTGAAGGTTTGACTGAGTAGTTGATACCAGAACCAGTTACACGATGGAGAAGGAATACATACAACCATTCGGCAAGCTTGAAGTCAGAGTGCTTACCAGTCCAGTCGGTGGCAATCGTCTTGCGTTGGTATGTGTGATGACCTTTCTCCATCTTGTCCCAGTATGGGTGTTCAGGAGTCCATCCATAGAATACATCGTTGACGATTTGTGAGAAGCCCGCAAACTTACGTTCGACGACGTCATAGAGCTCTACGTTCTCTAAGAGGTCGTCGTTCATTTCAGATTCGAGGTATGGTACAGAGCCAAGATTACACTTGGCTTGCTGATCCTTTGCTAGATGGAAATAGCGGATATACTCATCATAATACTCGGTTAATTCCATTACTTTACCTTATCAAAGTGTCGCTCATATACATGGAGATTGCCGACATGCCAAATGATCTTTGGCGGATGTGAGAGGTTGAGATCTTCTGTCATACGATCAGCAACATATTTCTGCCATGCATAGTCATTGCGATAGCCGAAGACAACATCGTTCGAACGCATTTGAACGATTGCAACGAGTTGACCATCACGAATCATATACTGCACTGCATTGGTGCACATGAAGTCTGACATGCCATCACGATTGTAATCTTGCCACATGGTAGGACGAGTGTAAATCATGACTGCACGACGACTGTTCGGCGAAAAAGTCAGTTCGTTCAGAACATTAGCATACTGCAGATGGTTATCTTTGTGATAGATAGCCCAACCATAATTGGAATTGATCTTACCACCACGGTCAGCGACTTGCTGCCAGATAGCAGGAGTAATTCCTGGAATATCATCGACATACAGTGACATCGACTTATACCAGTCAAGCTCACGCTGAATGTAGTCTTCGTTGATTTCGCCGAAGATGGTTGGCTCATCAGCTTCGAATGTGGCACCGATCATCTCGATTGTCTTGACACCAGTTTTGTCAATGACAAAGTTGCTGTCCATCAGTTCGCCGATGAAGTGATCACGTATATCTTGTACTTTAAGCATTAGCAACCTTCTCTACTTGATATTTGTTTGCAGGACGTCTACCTCCGCGGGAATTCTTCGGAGATTTACCAATCTTTAAAATTAAAATTCCATTTTGTTCTAAAGACTGCTTACGCGTTATCTCATGGACAGTATCATTGATACTATGAAAAAGCGGATCATTAGGATCTTCAAAATCTGGTGTTAAATACAAATCGTCTTGAAGATTTTCGACTGTAAACTTATATCCATTCGGTTTCGATTTGATATAGTTTTTAGTCATAGTTTTAATTATGTCATCAACTTTGAGCAAGATTACCTCCAACGTTAGCACCATCGATTTTAACAGGACGATTGAGGAAGTCACGCTTAGGATCTTGACCGTCCATCTTGCCACGAGAATAAGCCACTACGAACGACGCATAGTTAATCAGATCCATTGCAGAGTCTACAATCGATTCGAAGTTAGGCGTATATGTAGGATCTTTTTCCATGGCTTCAATGACAGACTGCATACGCAGAGTCTTGGCATAGATGAGATCAGTAATGGTAGCTACACCGCGAGGATAGTAATCGGCTTGGCGAATGCGTGATGCTTCGTTCTGATAGTCTTTCGACTTCTTCAGCTGGATTTCAGCACACTCTTGGAGGACTTTAATTGATTCACGTTCTTTAGACATATTTAGGCACCTTATAAAATTTGCCATCGAATTTGGAAGGCATTAATGAATCTACTACATATTGCGAATTAAGTACATTGATTAATTCGAATGTCACCACATCATTTTCTTGGAGTGGTCGATCTTCGGGCCGATGCATCCGATAAAAACAATAATGAGTCAAGAGTCCGGCATTGATGCCTTCTTGCACCCATGGGTGTGTCTTCAACTTTTGCTCAGAAACGTTATAGTACAGGTTCTCATCGATGCATTTGAAATCGATGTAAGCATCGTCGATGCGAACGTCATAAACGCATGCACCATTCTTTGTTAGATGCTCAGGCAGAGGGCCAAGAACGATGTTCTTCTTGATGAGCCACTCTTCGAGGACCAGACAGTCGACGTCTTTGGTGAACTTGAAGTCGGTTCGAGATCCTTGATTAAGGCGAGCCTTCATATCTTCACGAAGTTGCAGGAAATCTTTATCGATCACCAAGCCAGGCTCGGTTACGGAAAAGACGGTTTTGAGTTTTTCTAATAGTTCAGTCATAATTTTAATCTACCACAGTTTTCATAATATGTACACATTTAATTTAAATACTTTTGTAATGTTTGTCCCACGCAGAGTTTGCTACATTCAAACCTGCTTTGGCTTGATCAAGATTCCACATAGTTTTACCAATAGAAACCGAGGAGTTTTCATTTTCAATATCACGAACGAGTTTATTGACTCTAGCTCGCTTCTGTATAGCTGATTCGCTGCTATTAGTCATCGGAGGTACGGGAATCTCACGAAGAATTGCTATAGCAAAGTCACGTGCTTTGAAAAGAGGTAGACTCGGAAGAGAGCGAAGGATGTCATACTTATCCATTAGAGTGCCTTTCCGTCAAGGATCAATTCGTGAGTTTTGTAATGGCGGCAAAGAATGCCGTCATACATCATCATTCCAAAAGGAGTTTGGCCGTATGGGTTGAAGGCTCCGCCGAGACGGGCGAAGTAGGTTTCTACATCATAATACTTGATCAACGCGGCTTGAAACTTGGCTTTGGTAATTGGACCACGTTTGAAGCGGGCGACAAACTTACGTTCGCCATCAGCGGTATTGTAATGGAGGTATCCGTTACGGTATTCAAAATTGCTTTTCACGAAATTAGTCATTATCATTTCCTTCTTGATTATAGTTCCACTATACCAAGAATTGGATTAATTGTACATGTTTATTTTCGAAACAAAACTATTTTTTGAGTTTTGTGAGCAGTCCATGGTTGTTAGCATGGCTCGGAGCTTTCCAACCAGCGGGCTTGATCAGATCTGGAAGACCGAGAGGATTCGGCCGCTCTGGCTTGATACCAACCTCCTTTGAAAGGTTAGCACGAAGTACCTTATTCCATGCTTCATACGAATCGATACCCATCGAATCGAGCGTGCCAATAGCCACGACACACAAGTCGATCAGACCATCAACGATTTCCTCGGCATCGTTATCGCGAACTGCATTCTTTGTTTCAGTCAGTTCTTCATCAAGGAACGACATGCGAAACCGAAGGAACTGCTTCAGCTTATCGGCATCAAAGTCCTGAACCTTCTCATTGACACCGTAATAACGATGCATACCATTAATGTCTCTTACCCAATCTTCACTCATGCTTTTAACCAATCCATCATTTGTTGTACTTCTAAAGATAACTCATTTTTCGGTTTAAGTACACCGTTTTTTCTGTTTATTTTTGCTGCCAGCTTTTTAGCTTGTTCCATATGATATGTATTCGCTCGCTTGGTATGCTGGATTCCATTCAAGTGGTCGAGCTCATGTTGGAATACACGAGCAGTGATACCATCAAACTTCTTCGTTTCAGTCGTGCCATCAGGATGTGTGAAGCGAACCTTGATAAACTTCGGTCGCTTGATCTTGACGAAGAGGTTAGGATACGACAAGCATCCTTCTTCGAGTGTCACCATCTCTGATGATACGTCGATGATCTTCGGATTGATCACGCCGATCACGTTCTCTGCTCTCATCACGAACATACGAGTACGTACACCAATCTGATTGGCCGAGAGTCCCATGCCTTCAGCATCGATCATCGTCTCGGCAAGATCGTTGTAGAGTTCTACAGGATTGACGATCGGATTATCGAAGTCAAACTTTGGCATCTCTTCCTTCAGAATAGGATCCGTGTGTAATAAGATTTCTTTGATCATTTTATAATCCTATCAAAATTGAGTTTTGTCATTCTACTGATGGCCACATGATATTTTTTCAGTAGTTCCATCTCAGCTTTTGAGTACTGCTGATACCAGTATTG